GGTGCAGGGGAAGGGTGAAAAGGAAACGCCATTCGACGAAGCTGGAATTTCACCCGAAGATGCGAAAGCCGCCAACACCGCCCTTCACGACCTAAGCCCGGACTGGAAGCACTACACCGACGCCATATCGACCTACTCGGCGGTCAAGTCCATCAAGCGCACCCGCAAGGGATGGCTGGCTACCTACCGGCAGTTCATCAACGGCGATAACCAAAAGGGTATCCTGAAAAGCACCAAGCCCACCACGACCGCCGCATGGAACCCCAGAGCATAGACCGGCCGCTACCATCGGCCCCGGAGATCGAACAAGCGGTTCTGGGAACGCTCATGATCTACCGGCCCGCGCTGCAAAAGGTCATCGACTTCCTTACCCCGGATATGTTCAGCGGCAACCCAAACGCCAATATCTACCGGGCGATCTTGGCCCTTGACCGCATGGGTGCCGAGCCGAATATCCTAACGGTCACGCAATGGCTCAGGAACGAAAAGCTGATCGAGGCCACCGGAGGGGCGGGCTATGTTTCGCTCCTGACCAACAAGGTATCGAATGACGCCTCGATAGACTACCATGCAAGGGTTGTCCAACAGAAGTACATCCTACGCCGGTTGATATTTGGCGCGGAAGCCACCAAAAACGCCGCCTACTGCGATAACGACTGCTTCGACGTGTTGGACATCGCCGAACAGTCGATAAGCGATTGTAGGGAGAATTTGGCCCCTAATGCGGTCGAGACGGGTGCGGATGAAGGGTCGAACCTTGTGGACGGCATCCGACCGCCCTTCCTTCGGTTCAACACCCCGGAGCTTTGCGACCGGGCCATGTTCCAAAGCGGGTTGATCCACACGTTCGGCGGTCGAACGGGTATGGGCAAGTCCATAATGAGCACGGAAGAGGCATGGGGATGGACGAACCTTGGAAGGGTGCTGATGTTCAGCCCCGAAATGACCAAGCGGCAAGTCACCGCCCGCATACTGTCAAGGGAAAGCGGGGTGCCGTACACGAACATCCTGTTCGGCAAGATGGATACCTACGAACAGGACTTGGTGGCCCAGACATGGCACCGGATATCCGACCGCCTGAAGAAACTGATAATCGACCCGACCTCAGCCGTCACACCGTCAAGGGTCAGCGCCGTCACCAAGCGCATGATGAAAGATGGTATCGTGGCCGTGGTGATCGACCACCTGCACGATATGAGCACGGGCATACCCCGGATAGACTCCGACCCCAGCGGACGCCCACGGGTAGCGTATTGCATCACCCAGCTTAACGAGATCGCCAAAAGCACCAACCTTCCGTTCATGGTCATGGCCCAACTGAACAGGGAGGTGGAATCCCGCACCGACCGCCGCCCGAAGATCAGTGACTTGCTATGGGCTGGCGAGATCGAGCAGAAGTCAGCGGTTATCGGTCTGCTATACAGGCAGGGGTACTATGAACCCGAACCGCCATGGAATGACACTTTGGAAATAAGCATCGCAAAGAACAGGGACGGCGGGGTTACGACCTGCAAGGCTCCGATCACGCCCGCCCTTTCGTTGATAGGCCAACCGATAGAAACCAAAGCACCGTTCTAATGGAACTTGAAGAGGAAAAGACCAAGGTCATACTGCTGCGAATTATTGAACTGAACAAGGAAAAGCAGGAGATCAGTTACCAGATCGTCGAGCTATTGAACAAGCTGGCGTTCACCGCAAGTCAGATAGGCGAATTGCAGGCAGGGCTAAGGGACGAACCACCTAACGATAATTGAACCAGCGACTTTAGACACGTTCTAAATTACGCGCTTCGGTGTTGTGTTAAATAACTAACTATACATTTGCCACCATGACGAAAGAAAGCCCGCACGATATCGTTCACGTACTCGTTCCCATGCACAGGTCGGAACGGGACAGGATCAAAGACCGCGCGAAACTTGCGGGCGTAAGCCTGAAGGAATACGTCCGGTCCATGTGCATTGACGGAAAGCTGCAACGCAAAGCCAAGTGACCATGAACACGCTCAAAGGATCCTACACAAAGAACACCTACCAATACGAATTGGTTTGCCGCAACGCACACGCGGCCATGTATCGCCAGTTGGACGGCGAACGCATCGTGGGTTATGAGGTCGGCTACGTGAAGTCCGACAACGGCGGAACCATTGGTGATCGTGTTATCGAACCCGGCGAACGCTTCTGGAGCAACGAGGATTTCGGCAGCATCGCATGGAGCATTGCCGACCCCGCACGGGCAATGGAAGTGTTCAACAGCTTACAACCAAAAGCATGATACCCCTACTCCGAACCGTCATAGACGAACACTTGCACGGCAAGCGACCGGCATACGTTCCGCGCCCGTTCGATATTACGTTGGCATGGGACGGCACATCCGTCAAGCTGGACAAATTGAAGTCCTACCACCAAACCACTCCCCTATCCCCTGAACAGGCAAGGAAGTACATAGCCAAGTCAAAGAGTCAGGATAAGGTGATATGGTCGATGTTGAAAGCTAGGGGAAGTGCAACACCCCGGCAGTTGCTTGCCCGCAGGCCGAACATGCTCATTTCATCCATCCGCCGTTCGTTGAACACCTTGACGAATAAAGGGATACTGATCAAGGGGGCTTGTGTTGAAGGTGGGATGGGTCATCCTGAACATGAATGGAAACTGCCATGAGCTACGAAGCACTACTCGAATCAAAGCGGCATCGACCCGCGAACCATGGCATCGAACCGACATGGCTACCCGATGGGTTGTTCGACTTTCAGCGATACGTGTGCGAATACGGGATCCGCAAAGGCCGCTGTGCTGAGTTCCTTGACACTGGACTTGGTAAGACCGTGATCGAGCTGACAACAGCGGTAAACTATCACCAGCATACGGGCAAGCCGGTGTTGATCCTTACCCCTTTGGCAGTCGCTTTCCAGTTCATAAAAGAGGCCGCAAAGTTCGGCATCGACGATATCGAATACAGCAAGGACGGAAAGCATACGTGCCGGATCGTGGTGTGTAATTACGAACGGCTCGACAAGTTCACTGCTGACGACTTCGGGGCTGTGATCCTTGACGAAAGTTCCATCCTAAAGAACTTCGACGGGGCGATAAAAGCGAACGTCACTCAGTTCATGCGCCGGGTGAAATACCGTTACCTGTTCACGGCCACACCATCGCCTAACGACTTCATCGAACTTGGAACGAGTGCAGAGGCGTTGGGGTACATGGGCTATATGGACATGCTCGGAAAGTTCTTCACCAACAACGAGGACACCATCAGCCCCATGAATATCGGCACGAAGTGGATCCTGAAGGGACATGCGCAGACGGCGTTCTTTGAGTGGGTGAGTTCGTGGAGCGTATCCATGCGCAAGCCTTCCGACCTTGGCTTCAGCGATGAACGCCACAACTTGCCCGCGTTGACCCTTCGGCACCATTCGGTGAAGAATGATGAGAACCTTGTTGTCGATGGGCAGATCCAGCTATTCAACCAAATAGCGCGGTCGTTGCCAGAAGTCCGGTCGGAACAACGCCTGACCACCACGAAGCGTTGTGAAGTTGCCGCAAACTTGACCCACGGCCACGACTGTTCCGTGTACTGGTGCAACTTCAACACCGAAGCGGACCTGATCGAAAGGATCGACAAGGACGCCAAGCAGATCAACGGATCAATGGACCTTGACAAAAAAGAAGAGCTACTACTTGCCTTCGCGTCTGGTCAGATCAAGCGGCTCATCACCAAGCCAAAGATCACGGCGTTCGGGTTGAACTGGCAGCACTGTGCGCACACCGTCTTTTTCCCGACCTTCAGTTACGAGCAGTATTACCAAGCGATCCGCCGCTTCTGGAGATTCGGTCAACAGCGCCCCGTGACGTGTGATCTTGTTTACAGCGACGGACAACAGCGCGTAATGGATAGCCTACTGGCCAAAGCAGACAAGGCCGCTGAGTTGTTCGGCAAGCTGAATGCCTCGATCAATTCCAGTTACCACCACTCCACTAAGGAGTTCACCAAGCCAACCCAACTGCCTTCATTCCTTAGCACCAAACAACCCGCCTAATGGTAAAAGAACAACACATCACCGAAGACTACGCCCTCTATAACTCGGATTGCATGTACGTGCTTCCGACAATTCCAGAGGCATCCATCGACCTGAGCGTTTACAGTCCGCCTTTCGCGGGACTGTATAACTACTCCAGTTCGGAAAATGACTTTTCCAACTGCGATACGAAAGAACAGTTCATGGAGCAATATGAACACCTGATCGCAGAGATCGCGCGTATCACCAAGCCCGGACGGATCACCGCCGTTCATTGCACCGATGTAATGAACAGCAAGACGGAAGAGCTTTGGGACTTTCCACACGAGATCATCGCACTTCACGAAAAGCACGGCTTCGCATACCGTAACCGGATCACCATTTGGAAAGAACCGCTGAAGGTTCGGATGCGGACAATGGTGCGTTCACTGATGCATAAGCTGATCGTCGAGGATAGCACGGAATGTTTCACGGCGATGCCCGACTACATGCTCGTGTTCAAACGCGCCGGGGATAACGAGGTGCCAGTAACGCACCCAACCGGCCTGAAACACTATGCCGGGGCTACGCCTATCCTTCCGGCCATGACGGACAAGTACGGAACCTTCGATCAACTACGCGCGAAGTACAAGGACCACACCGACCCCAAGACGAACAAGCTATCGCACATCATTTGGCAGCGGTACGCTTCGAGCGTTTGGGATGACATCCGGATCGACAACGTACTGAAGTACAAAGAAGCGCGGGAAGAGGATGACGAAAAGCACGTACACCCATTGCAGCTTGACGTGATCGACCGTATCGTGGAGCTTTACAGCAACCCCGGCGAAACCGTGCTTACTCCATTCATGGGTGTTGGGTCCGAGGTGTTCAGCCCTGTGAGCATGGGCCGAAAGGCTATCGGCATCGAACTGAAGGACAGCTACTATAAACAGGCCATCCGAAACCTTGCAACGGTCGCAAGTCGTTTCGTCGGTGAACGTGAGGCGCAGTTGTTCGATGAGCAAGTTGAAGTTGCCGAAACCGAAGATGCCGAATGAGCGCACCGAGTATAGTCCTTGCCCATGTAGCACGGGAACGGAGCAGGCAAGACGCCAAATGGGGTCCACAGAACCATTCGCCTGTTGAGTGGATAGCGATCCTAACGGAAGAGGTTGGTGAGGCCGCAAAGGAGGCTGTTGAGATCCACTTTGCGAAGCAGTTCCCACAACACTACCCGGACGACTTGGAACGGATGGAACGCTACCGGGCCGAGCTTGTTCAGGTTGCTGCCGTGGCCGTCGCAGCTATTGAAAGCCTTGACCGCAATGCTCACTGACACCGAATTGAAACGCCGTGGATGTCCCACCAAGTGTGGGGTGTGCATAGGCTATGGCTTCTATGACTTCGGCAAGTCTTACAAGGGACAGGAAGTGAAGATGAGTTTAGCCGGGGCCAGAATGAACTTCCGGACGCGACCATGTAGAGCTTGTGGTGCCGATCCTTGTCCAAAAGGAGAGCCTAACGAACCACTAACGCTCAAAGCAAACTGAGCCATGCCTATCGACTACAAAGACTATCATCCCGACTGGAAAGAGATCAGTCGCCGGATTCGATTTGACCGCGCAAAGAACGCCTGCGAATGGTGCGGTGAATTACATGGCGAGGTCGTGCGTGTGAACAGCGAAACCAAGCAACGGGAGCGGGCCGGGTTCATGTCCGTGGATCACCGCGAAGCCCGCAACTATGCCATTGCGCTGAACGAGGAAGCCTTCGACGGTCTTGGCAAATGGTGGCCGGTGGTCCTGACGGTTGCGCATATCAACCACGACAAGACCAACAACGAAGATGCGAACCTAGCGGCGTTGTGCCAGCGGTGCCACCTCAACCACGACGTGAAGCACCATGCCGAAAACAGGCGCTACGGTCGCAACTGGAAACGCGACCAAACCCGCATGGAATTGCCATGAACCGCACCCCAATACCTAAGCAATCGAAAAAGCGCCTTGCTGAAATAGCAGCAGGAACTTACAAGCCGAAGGCTAAGAAGGCTTTGAAGCGCACGCCATTGAAAAAGAAGCGCAGGGTTACTGGTGAACTGGCGTTCTTTCTGGGATTGTACGAACTGAACAAGCATTCGTGGGTTTCGCAGGTCAGCGGCGCGGACCTTGTTCACCCTGAGTTCGACGACGGTAAGCTCACTAATGGCCGCGTGTTCGTATCGCAATTCAGCCACATCCTCAATAAGCTCACCTATCCGGACTTGCGCCTTGTGGAAGAGAATATCGTGTTCAAGACCGGCGAGGAGCACCGCCAGTGGGAGGATGAGAAGTGGACGCTCGTTTATAAGCCGCAGTGGGGGTGGGTGTTCGATAGAGAGGCCGCGATGAAGAGGGGGCTGTACGGATCTTAGAACGAATCTAAATTAGCCCTTCCGTGTACATGGTGGCGTTCGTGTACATATATTCGCATCGTCAACGAACCAACATGGCCAAACAAACCCGCCCCGTCCTTACCGACGAATCCATTCACATCGCCGAGCGCCGCGTCCACGAACTGAGCAAGCCCGGCAAGCCGATGAACCTTACCGCCTACATCAACAAGCTCATCGAAGCGGACGGACGTAAGCACCCCAAGAAGTAACTCTCTCAACCCACCTAAGAAGAAACGCCATGGCACAACGAAAGCTGAAGGTGTACGGCTGGATGTCGTTCCGGAATGGGAAGCAGACCCGCGAAGTGATGGCGGCCACAAGTATGAGCGCCGTAATCAAAGCGCATGGGCATAGCAAGCCATCGCGGGCATACATGAGCGAGACGGGCAATCCCACAGAAGTCGCAGCCGCCATGTCGAAGCCGGGGGCGATCTTCTTCCGGCCGATCACCGATTGGAAGTCTCCATACATAGAGGCTACCGATCCCAAGTAACCCCCTCTCTCCTGTCCCCCAACAACGATCAAAAGACACTTAGAAGCAATGGAAGCGAAAATGACACGACAGGAGCTTATCGAATTGCTACGGGACCATGTAAGCATCCGAGTGAAGATAGGCCGTGAGTACGTCTATGGAGGTATGGGTAATCGTATTCGCGTTGAACTTGTTGCGCATGGAACGATCAACGAGGAGGAGGTGGTTATCTCAAGCGACTACGAAGACCTGCCTAATACTCACTAGCCACCCCAACCAGAACACCCACCACCTAACACCCCACCTAACGATGAGCACTGAACTGGACGAAGCAAAGCTGTGGTACGCCACCGCGCCCGACTTCGATAGCTATCCCGAAATGCTTGACGCCTTCCACAAGCACATGCTCGCCCTTGCATCCCTCCCTCAACAGGATGCGGGAGAGGATCGCTACACGGGCGAATGGGAGAACGGGTTCTTCGTATGCCGCGATATGTCGAAGCCGGAGGGTAGCCGCATCTTCTACATGTCACCCGAAAGCGAAGCGGTATGGATAGAACGCCTAAACGCAGCTTTCGCAGCCGGTCGCTCTGTCCCCTCGGAGTACGTGATGAGCAACGTCCGCCCTGCGGTGGCGTGGTTCGCGGAACAAATGGAGGCAGCCCTTCGCCGTAATGACCACAAGGGTGGGTGGGCTGGCATGGACCATGAAACATTACTGATGCGATGCGGTGATGAAATGGTAGAACTGAAGCATTGCTGGAATCTGGGCAATGGAGCGCAAGTCAAGGGTGATAAGCACATCGTTGCCGAGGCTGCCGACGTTGCCAACTTCGCCATGATGATCGCTGACAACTATGGTTCACGGATCGGGGATGCTCTGCTCGCTGTCCCCTCCCCTGTGGGGCAGGCAGCAACGGTGGAACAAGTGCTTGAAGAGATTCAGCGATGGACTTGGGATCACTTCAAAATACAGAACAAGGCAATGTTTGAAAACATGCGCGAACGTCTCGATCCCCTGTTCACCCACCCACCCAAGGCGGTGGTGCTGACGGACGAAAATATCAAAACCATTGTGGCGATCACATTCCCTAACGATACGCAGACGGAGAGTATTCGTGGCATGGAAGATGGCTTTGCAAAGGGCCTCCGATACGCCCGCGACAACGGTTACCTCTCCCCTAAACCCTGAGCAGTGATGAGCAAGACGATCAAAGGCTACATAACTGGCACGGATAACGGACCGGGGTATGAACTTGGCAGCGGTGCCGGGTTCTGCGACTTTTGGGAAAGCGGAAACCTTGGTGGCGCAAAGACACCCGCCACCATCATCATAGGGGACGAACCCGTGTTCACGGAAGCACAGGTGAAGGCGATGCTGAATGAATTACTCGACCAAAGCGAGCGCGATGCTTCAATGAGCACTGTGATACGAGCCGTCAACGTGACCCATTTGGCGCACAAGCACGGCATCACACTTTGACCGACCAACACATAGCATCCCTCAAGGAACTGTTGGGGGTAAGTCAATAGGGATGGGCAAGCCGTGCAGACTAACGTTCCATGCGTTCCTTTTCGGGGAAAGCTGGAAAGGTCGTGGATACGATAACGCAGACCTGTTGAACGGCATCGACTATTGCCAGAACTGCATTGACATCGGCCTGACCACGGAACCGCACGACGATTTCTCACTCGCCGATTTCATTGCGTGGGCCAAGGAAGAACTGAAGAAGCCCTGAAAGCAGAAGACCCCACGTCTTAGGTGAGGTCTCCTTTGAGTTCGTGGGCGGCTCAAAACGCTTCGTGAGTGCGATCGTCTTGTGTCCGTCGCCAAGCCTGACGCTCCATCTTGTGAATGAGGCGCTTGGTTTTCTTTCCATTCCCGGCCTTGACTGGCTTTGACCAACCGGCACCGGGGCGCGGACCCCAATACTCACAACCGACATTGCCTCTACGGGCCGCGCGTTCGCCTTGCATGCTGCGAATTTACAACACCTGAACAGTCCCCGTTAGTATTGCGGTTGCTCCGGGGCCGCCAATTACGTTGGTCAGCGTAGTCCCCGCCATTGGCACCGAGACATTCATAGCCACGCCCACGGTCACTTTGATGCCCGTATCCACCCAAGACGTGCCGACCATCTTCCACAACGTGCCGCCCTGTCCCAGCAGCAAATGGGAATTGACAAAGGCGATGTTCAGGTTGCTGAACTTCACGTTGACCAACCGCGTCTCGTTGATCGGGTTGACGCCCGCAGGCACCGCGACTTTCGTTGATGCCGTTGTTGGGCTGGTGTAGGTCTTGGCCCACTTCACCGTTGTACTTGGTGGGTTCACCGGCGGATCGACGGGCGTAACGGGTGGGATAGTGCCGCCGTTCGGCGCGCCCTCGAAGGCAAAGAATGGGTTCCACAGCTTGCCGCCGAACTCGCTGGTGTAGTGCAGTTCATAGCACTTGTGATCGCCGGGGCTTTTCGCTGTCCAGCCGTTAGCGATATCCTTCAACACGTTGTTGTAGCCGAAGCCCGAAATGGAGCCGATAACGATGTTGCTGACCTGCTTTGTTCCGTCCGTTAGTCGGCAGTCGATCTCGATCAGGTTTTCGACGCGGGTTCCGTTAAGCGATCCCTTTGCAGCCCCAACCACGAACCCGCCTTGACCGGCAAGGATGGCCAGCTTTTGCGCACGCTTCACACGGTCACTCACACCCCCTTCGCTTTTGATTAGGCTGATGAACACCGCCCCGCCAGCCTCACGACCACGGCCCGCACGCTGAACGATCACAGCGTCGTTATCGTCCGCACTCAGTGTGCCGAAGTTGAAGGTGTTGAGCGCCGACCCGGTAAGGATCACACCGGCAACGCAATTTGAGAACACGGATAGAACGCCACAGCTTACAGGCGTACCACGATCGAACTCCACACCGGCAGTATTGAAGTGCGAGGCGAAGATGTAGTTCACGCATGACGTTTCCCCGGCATCGCCAACCACAAGGCCCGTTGATGTATAGGACGGGTCAGGAAGTACGGACGTAGCCGCGCCACCCTCCAAACGGAAGCCCTCAATACGGAAGCTCTCCTGCCAGTTGTTCGTGCCATAGTTGGCCGTGTGGAATATGTCGCGCGGACCCGTGCCGATCCACTTTTCATGCCATACGTGCATCACTGTCGTATAGCTACCCGGATAGTAGACGAACGTTCCGGACCCTCGGTAGGTGCCGTTGCCAAGTTCACACGCCGCGTTCACATAGTAATTGCCTTCCGGCACCGTCACGTTCACCGTGGAAGCCGTGGGAGCATTCGGACCAAGCGAACTGCTGAAGTATTGCAACTGCTGCCACTTGGCCACGAACATGCTTTGGTCAAGGAACTGGACATCGGTCCACCCCAGAACCTTCGCGCGGGCATACCAGTTCTTGAACGTGGTCTGCGCTTGTTGGAGGGTGTAGTCTTGCCGGACCTGCCGTTGGCCGTCTGAGGGCTTTACGTCAAGCGTTACGTTGGCTTGTTGCCCGTACCCCACAAGTGAGGCAAGGGTCAGGAGGAGGGGGAGGAAATGCTTCATTTCGTTGCTTTTTTGGCGGTACGCTTGGCGGCCATGAACTCTTTCAGTTGGATCTTTCCGGTGGTGTGCATCCATCCCATGCGCGTCCGGCCATCTGGGTAAGTGATCTCCACGCCATTAAGGAAAGGCTGCTTCTGGCACCAGTCCTTGTTCGCCCGTACCGCTCCGATAGCGGCGTTGCGCGTTGACTTGTACCGGGCCTCAACCCGTGTCTTGCCAAGGTCAAGGGTGAACACGTCCTTGCCCTTATGCTTGGTCTTTATGATCGTCGCTTTTTTCGTTGGCATTGGTCTATGTGGTTTTGGTGGTCAGTGCGTCATCAAGTTGCTTCAACACGAAAGCCTCGGTGTCCTGAAGCAATACCCCAAGGCTGTACAGTTCGCCCCGGCGCTTCTTTGGAAGGTTGTTCACGGTATCCCAGAACAACACACTTCGGCGTCCTGAGTAGGCGGGTTCGATCGGCGGCTTTCGCTTCTTTGCCATGGTTAGTTGAAGGCTTCGCGGATGCGGGAGGGGAGGGTCATACGATGTCTATATGCTTCCACCGGGTAGGCGGGTTGGTGATTTCGTCTTCGTCGTTGCACCATCGCCAACACAGTTTCGTATTGTATTCGGCCGTCGGATCAGATGGTGTTTTCGCAGGGCCGTAGTACGCGGTGCCCCAACCATCCCAGTCTATGCCAGTCACCTTAACAGGAAGTCCTTGTGGCGGCAATTCCTCCCAGCACTTGTGTTCTTTTGCCATTTGCTCTCTATAAGGGTTGTGGTCACAGGAACTTGTCAAACTGTGGATGTTCGAGGTACTTGGCGTGCGATCGCTTGTTGGTATCAACCGACCAAAGCGGCATCATGCCAAGGTCGAATTGAGCTTGCTCCCACGACATGTCATGCACCGCCGCATACCATTGGTACAACTCAGTGAGCGGGCGTCCGTCATTCCAGCGCACGGGAACACAGCCTTCGCACACGTCGCTTCGATGTAGGTTCCCCGGCGTGGCGTTCAACCTTTGCAGTTTCGCACGGATCAGGTAGTCACGGATAACAGCGGCCACGGTCAGCAGCCCAAGGAACACGTCGATGTACCACAGGCCGTCGCCACGGATGCCGCGCACCACAACGAAGTACAAGATCAGCACGGCCACATAGAACAGCTTCCAACCCTTTTCGTTGGTGCGGATGAAACGCCAGAGGGAGTAGTTGGCTTGAGGGTAGGGGGTCATGGTCAAAACAGTTCGGGTTTGCGCGCCTTGGTCCGGCCATACACGAAGTGCATAAGGCGCTTGAAATCGATTTTCGGGTTGTTGTGCTCCTTGACGGCGTGCCATAGTTCTTCCGTCACCACGGCATAGTAGACCGTGTGTAGTAGACGCGGGATCATGCGGCTTGACCATCCACCATCGGCGGCGATCTTGGCGTGCTCCTTTTCAACGAGCGCAGTGGTGACGTACTTATCGGCTATCGCTTCCTCGACCATTGCCAAGCCTTGCTTCACGGGCGCACCCATAGCCTTGGCGTGCTTTTCCTTGAACTCGCTCGTGACCAACTTGGCCCACGTTTGGCGTCCGTACTTGTTCCGGTAGTCGTATCGTTTCAGCACAACACCTTCGCCCGCACCGGCCCCGTCCTTCACAAGGAAAACGTTCTGCGGAAGTTGCTCGATCAGTTGTTCGTAATCGGCATTGCGAATGATGCAAACGGGTGGAACGTAGTCGATGCGATGTGTCTCCAATAGCGGCTTGTAGACTTCGTATGGGATGTAATCATGGCCGCGATCACTGTCGCTTGGAACGGCCACGTCGAACACGTAGAACCGGCGCCATGCGTCATCCTTGTAAGTGTTCAGGCTATGCGGTACAAGCCACTCCCCGAAAAGGCGATGCGTCGGGTTTGCGTGCAAGTATGCCTTCAGTTCAGGACTTGCCACAGCCCACGCCATGAACCCTTGGTTGTCGAAGTCGATGCTCAGTTCGCGCGTCCGACTACCGAAGCACATCTTGCCATCGTGCATCCACACGGATGCGTTGGTGCCGTCGATCTTCGGGAACACATAGCATTCCCCAAGTTCGATGTGCTCGGTTTCGTCGGTTCCGAAACGTTCAACGTGTTGGTATTTCTGGAAGCTCATGCGAAAAGGATCAGCGCATACCCCCCTACACTCACGGCTCCCTCCACTATGGTCCGGATAAGTCCGGCGCGGTGGACGCGATTGCGGTATTCGTCCCAATTGTTATAGTATCGGGCGTGGCTTTCAGGGTTGGGCTTTCCCATTACAAGACCGCACCACCACCTATCATCCGAACTCGTTGACCCCAAGTACCGCCAGTCCAGACCCCGTGCGGCATTCCAACCAAGTCGAACACCGATGCTACCGGCAAGGCATCCGCTGATCCATGTCAGCACCGCAGGCCAGAACCCGTAGGTCGTGCGCCAGACGATGAACGCCAGCACCAAAACCAAGATGCCACCCCTGTACAGCGCCCGCCTGCCATCGTGCTTTATACTGGCTTTCTTGGCGTCGGACGGACCTAGCCAATAACGTCCTGCACAATAGCACAGGAAGATTATCACAAGGGCAACGATGTCGAAGATGTCGGGGGTCATGGTGTGTCCTGAATTAGTTTCCAGCTCCATGAATGTCCGTGGTCGTGCATCATTGAAATGGCGACCAACAAAAACTTATCTTCCCATGGATCCGGCTCCATAATTACCGCGTCAGGCCCCTTGAACATTGCGACGGTAAATCTTCCAGCATCCTTGTCGTAAACCTGCTCCCATACCTGTCCGACCCTCACTTCAATGCCTTCTTTCGTCTTGCTCATGGCTTCAATTCTTGGTAAACGACCCATAACGTTGTTAGACCTACGGCTACCGTGCCCCACTTACCTACTCGCGCCCACGGCAACAACTTCGGTACGCGGTCGGCTTGCTTCTGGACTATCGTTAGGCGTTCATCGCACAGGTCCAGCTTTTCGGTATTCACCTTGGCGATGCTATCGGACTTGCTCAATGCGTTCTGCCAGTTGACGGCGGCGTTCACGCGCTCAATAGTCTCTGCCCGGTACTTGCTCACCTGAACATCCCGTACAATGCGGAACGCCGCGACTTCGCGTAGGTGCCCCAACGGAGTTGCCACAAGGCTATCCGGCCCCGGCAGCAAGGCCCAATTACTCTGGGCTGCGGTCAAGGATGGCACCAACGCTATCAACAGTAGCGTTGCGAGTTGCTTTGCGGGCATCGTTCAGGATTATCGTGGTGACGTTCGTTCGTGCTATGCTATCCGCTTTGGCCGTGTGTAGCTGCGCGGCGTACTGGTAAAAGTTGCGTTCCAAGGTAAGTCGGTTGATCGCCTCATCCTTGACAGCCATGGTATCCGCGTAGGCTCGTTGCTCTTTGCTCCATGCGGCTTCGTTGGTCTTGGCACGCCATAGCACGCCCAACGCCAGCAAAGCGATAACGGCGGCGAGTATGTATCCGAGGTTCTTGGTCATGGGAAGTAGCTCCTTACGGTGAATTTGTCCACTCGCTTTTTCAAATACTCCACGTCACCAACAATGTACCCCATACCATCGTATAGGTATGCCATGCCAAGACCTTGAAGCGTGAGGTCAACATTCGACCCGCACAAACACGGATACGACATTGAAGTGCTTATCTGTGCATCCGATCCGGGGAGTGGATCAATGTCAAACCACTCCTTAAACTCTTGTGGAGTTGAGATCTGCGGCCCATTAACTATGTCTACGGTATCACACATAACGGGGCGAATGTATTACGGAACTTTTATTTTTCCTAATGCCTTGCGGAAAAACTTTCTTTCATATATTCGCCCCGCAATGGAACTGAACAAGGCGTACAAAGCAATGATGAAAGCGGCGAAGGGCGGTGCGGACTGCGGACTTTCGCAGGAGAGCTTTCTGGTTGCCCGCTATCAACTGCGAAATGGCCGGATACCGAAAGACACGACCATGCGCAAGCGGTTGAAGAAAGCCGGTTGGAAGCTGGTGCAGGATGAGCAGTGGGAGGCGTAGGGTTCTTTGACAGTACTGGAGTTGGTGGGCGGCGTGGATGGACACGCACTAGCGTCTGTACAATGGCACGACGGATTCCAACCCTGTTCGTGAGAGACGGAGGTCCGTTTCCGTCAAGGTGGCGCACCCAAGAGAGATATCAGTTACCCATTGCATCCGGCATCAATCCCGGACCCACCTACTCTAAGCATAGGAAATACCACACATCGGGTGGCAAGTGCGTATGCAGTGATCTACGGGACTACAGTGCAGCGTGTAATACGGAAGACCGGCGAAAGCCTCCCAAATGTCCCCGCCGCGAATAACTGAACTAACGGCCCCGGTGTGTGGATCTCCTTACTTAATGGCAGTTACGCCCGTTTGCGACGGGTCTAATCATGTAAGCTACATGAACGTTGATGGCGCACGTAGAAAGATAGCCATTCGGAGTGCTCCGCACGTCACGCGGGCCACTTAGCCGGGTAGCTCAATTGGTAGAGCGGTGGCCTCCAAAACCACAGGCTTCAGGTTCGATCCCTGACCCGGTTGCATGAGACGAACAAAGCCCGCAGGGGCATAGCCAATGATAGTGATCGACATCGACCCCATGCCAGCCCCGCGCATGGTCCGTTCTGACAAGTGGGCAAAGCGTCCGGTGGTCACCAAGTATTTCGCTTGGCGTCAGGAGTTCGTGATGAAGTGCAATGTGGCGGGGTGGAAACTTGGGCCACATCTTAGGGTGGTGTTCTATGTGCCCATGCCGAAAAGCTGGCCTGAAAAAAAGAAGCTGGAAATGCGCGGGGTATTCCACACGCAACGCCCGGACCTTGACAATATGGTAAAGTCAGTGTGCGATGCGTTCGGCGTTGATGACGGCTACGTGCATACCCTACACGCGGTCAAGGCATGGGGTATTAAGGGCCGCATCGAACTGTATTGAGGCAATAGCTAAAGCGTACTTCGGGAAGTGAACATTGACGCCACCATAGAAGAGCGAAGGCTTGCCCGCGAGCGCAAGGACTGGCAAACGTCCGATCGCCTACGCGATGAACTTGACGCGCGCAACGTGTACGCCTTCGATCACAAGGACGGTTTTCAGGAAGTGTGGCATTTGCCCGAAGCCTACTTCCTGAACATGGCCTATGTCGGCATCGACAACCGCCGCAAATACGTGGAGTTCCGAATGAAGCAGGACCGCGAAGCAACGGCCCGTTTCGATGCTTGGCTCTTCAGTATGAACGCCGCTCGTTAGCTTTGCCCCATGATCGACCGGTTTCATAGACGCACGGGAGTGCTGGACTGAGGGCAGTTGGGGGACCGGCTGCCCTCGTTACATTCGATCATGGACAATCCACTCAGGAAAGGCGAACGCTACACCGTTAGCAAGGAATATGAGGGGTTCTTAGAACGGGCGGCTACCCAATGCGTAGCTCCTGCATCCGGTTCCCCACCTTCCGAAGTGACACATGAACCCACGCCGGTTGCTTCACCGATCCAAATTCAGATATCAACTGATCGAATGTCTTCAGGGTCTTCCGAGCAATCTCCAGAAGTTCCCCGTTCGTAAGGCTACCGGTGGCCTGAATGTCTATAGCCTCCCCCTTGACGTGCTGCGAAGTCTTAGATCCACCCACGGTGGCGTTGACGGCTTCTGACCGGTAGAAGCTACTGATGCGGATCTGTCCATCGGTGGCGTACCACAATGGTTCGTAGATGCCGTTGGCCGTGGCCCGCAATACCGGTATCAATTCCGGTGGCGGCTGGTTCTTCAGTCCGTTCCTTGCGGCGGTCTGTGAGGCCGTGGCGTCCGAAAGGGAGACGTGCGTACTAAGCTGCATCCTCTGCGGCTTTTACGGCCTTTGCGGTTGCCCTCATTTCGGAGCGGCGGTGTGTAGCGGCGGGCGTGGTCACGTTGCCACCAACAATGTACATGGTGAGCGGACCAATGCCAGCGGCCCACGTGCGGGCCATGAACGAACCCATGGCTACGTCATCCCCCGCTCCTATGAGAAAGGTGGTGAGGCCCGTTACCAGTCCGGCCAAAAGTCCCCAAGTGTTTTCCTTGAACCATTCGCCTACGGATGTGGTCCGGCGCCGTAGCTGGGTCAGTATGGTTCCGATGATACCGAGCGCGAATAGCGCCCAAAGAATCTGCATATTGTTCATGGTTTTCGTTGTAAGTCGTTGATCTCGTTGTCGTGTACCCTTAGCCATTGCTCATGGGTATCAACCGTGCCGGGTATCCTTTCCATGCGAATGAGAGTGTCGCGCATGTCCATGAACGCACCGGAGGCATTGAGTATGACCGCCGTTATGAGTATGGTCCCGATGCCCGAAACCCATGTTAGTATCCGGTGGGCTGTGCTACTTGCTTGCGCGGTCATAACGTTTGATGTAGTAATGCGTTGCGATCATCCCCGCCAATAGTATCGGGTATTTCACCACGACCA